CCACAAGCTTCTGCCCATCGTGGTGGTTTGAGATCGACGTTAGTACCTGCTGAACTGCTGATGACTTCTCGGACCATAGTGTAATAGGCTTCTTGTCCGTGCAGTGCCATTTCGGGCCACATTGCGTTAATGGCGGTTGCGATGAGTTCTTTATTCATGGCGACCGGCCAAGTCCCTCCACAAGTTGGTACGTGTTGGGGCCCGACTCGGTATGTTTCGCGGTCGCATCGAGTCCATGTGATTGCCTTGGCGATTGAATTGGTGAGCAGAGGTCCCATGTTCCATCCCTGCACTTCATTGAAGCCTCTTTTCAAAAACTCAAGTTCTTCGAGCTTGCAGTAGTCTGGCACAACTCCTCCCTTCTTTGCCGCATCCGTGATGTTGAAGCCCCATTTGAGAGCAGCAACTTTGAACGTGTTGAAGTTGAACCACGGACACGCTTCGGTCACTGTGCAAATGTTGTCGTCGCCATAAACAGCTAGTTCAACGTTCTTTCGGAAGGCTGAGTACGACGCGAATGCTGGATCATTTTCTTTCGCGATGTCAACAAAGCAAAGAGCGTACAAGCACCACATGATGAGCGAGTTTTCTACTGCTGTTCCTGGGTGACCCGACACTTGTGCTTGTTTGAGCTTGTAGACGTTTTTGCCACTGATGACATGAGCGCCCTCAATTGCTGCGTGGAGCTGATGACGCGCACGCTTGTCTCTCTCGATGTTGTCCCTGTCTTGATCACACATCGTGTGGATTTGATCGTAAACGGTGTTGACAGCACGCACCATAGCTGTGGGAACTGAGCTATCGAAGCAAGACACGTCCGAAGCCATGGCGTGAACACCCATTTTCCGTAGCCTCGATGTCATATAATGCCAATCTTTCATAGAAGGAGAAATTCCGACTTTGATCGGCATGACGTCGTACAGCTCGGTAATCCGAAGCATAGCACTTTGGAAGTGCATGCGATAGGCCATGAGGTATTCGAACGGTCCGCTGAAGAACACGCGTGTTTTTGCGGTTTCTGCGTTGTAGATTTTCTTGAGTTTGACAGGTTCGTCTTTGAGGTATGCAACGAAGGGCACGATGTGGGGAATGTCGTTGCGGGCGTCGAAGATGAGTTGATCGATTGCAGCATGTATTTGGATGCCGCTACTTGAGCTTTTGAGGTACCAGAGCTCGGTGTTTTCGTTGAATTCGACGAATGCGTTCTTGGATGTTGCGCCACTTCCCATGATATAAGGAAAGCCGGCAGACCCTGATCGATCAATGGGTCTAGCATTCGGATATTCAGCGTAGGGCGGTGTATTGAGCGCTTCAGTCTTAGAGAACAGCCTTACGGTCTTTTGGCGTTGGACGAGTGCACATGCAAGTTCGTTGCCAATATTGGACATCATGTCGTTGATCGCTTCCTCATCGAGCATAGCAGTAGTGGCAGGTCTAGAGTATCGCTTGAGTCCTTCGTGCAAAAACGATTTGCCTTCGCCTCTCGGGTCTTGTTTGCTCATGACAGATGGCTCGAACTTGTCTTCTGATGTCATGGTGATGCCTGTCTTCTTAATGCGAGACGTGTCAGGTGCGTAGATCATTTTCGGGATGTGGCCCACGAGAGTGAGTCCAGTGGCATCGCACTTGGTCGATGTTTCGCGCATTCTAATATGTGGTGAGTTCCTAACCACGTTTAGCACGTTGTCTGACTTAACGCCTTCGAACGCTGCACGCAGTAATTGGCCGTGGTCGACACGACAGACCGGCTTTCCAATGCGCACCAGCCTG